AATAAGTTCGACACTTAGGTTAGTCCCACTACCTTGGGACCGACCTAAGCATGTCTTAAAACTGCTTATTTGAATATATCTTTCCAATTCCCAGTTGTACTAGCTTTGGCGTATTCTGTAGCTCGATTTTCAAAGAAATTGGTGTGCTCTACCCCATTTAACATATAATCTAGCCAGGTTAGGGGATTGGTAGTGCTTCCAAATATTTTCTTCATACCTAAGCCTAGTAAGCGTCTATCCGCAATATATCTAATATACTCTTTCACTTCTTCAGGAGTGAGGCCCGGTACTTCTGCGTTCTCAAAACACAGATCAATAAAAGAATCTTCTAGATGTACGGTTCTTTCCGCAGCGCAATAGATTTCATACTTTAAATCATCGTTCCATATATACTTATTTTCCTTAATAAAAGTACGAAATAACTGTGTCATTCCTTCAACGTGCAAAGTTTCATCTCGAACAGACCAAGTAATAATCTGCCCCATTCCTTTCATTAAGTTATGTCGAGGAAAGTTTAAAAGAATCGCAAAGCTACTGAACAATTGTACTCCTTCTGTAAATGCAGAATAAATAGCCATAGTTTTAGCTATTTCTGTAGGAGTAGTTGTTCCAAAGTTATTTAGATACTCGTGTTTATCTAACATTGCCTGATATTCTAAAAACATTTGATACTCTTCATCTGGAAATCCCAAAGTTTCTAGTAATAAAGAGTATGCTTCCTGGTGTACGCCTTCCATAGACGCGAAAGCAGCGAGCATCATTCTTACTTCTGGTTGTTTAAATGTAGGTAAATAATGTTTGGCGTATCCTGCGCAGACGTCTACATCTGCTTGTGTAAAGAATCTAAAAATTTGAGTAATTAATTTTCGATTTTCTACTGTTAATTTTTCTTTATAATCCCGTAAATCATCGGCCAGGTTTATTTCATCTGGTAACCAATGCATTTGCTGTTGAAGTTTGTAGTTTTCAAATGCCCAAGGATAATTGAAAGGCTTGTAATAGTTTCGTTCGTCTAATAATCCCATTTTAACCCTCACACGCTAAACACGCTTCGTCCGAAATTGAATCGAACATATACTGTCTAAGAGCTTCATCAGATACTTTATCTGCACGCTTTATAGCAGCGCTTCTCAGATAATATAGGGTTTTTACCCCCCTTTTCCACGCCATTATATGTACAGCATGAAGTTCTTGTTTTGAAACATCTGCTGGGAAAAATAGATTAAGAGACTGACTCTGACAAATATGTTGTTGTCTATCAGCAGCAAATTCTATAAGCCATCTCTGATCTAGTTCTGGGCCCGTCTTAAATATGTCTTTAGTATCTTCATCCAAAAACTCTAGGTGTTGTACTGAGCCGTCCTGAGTAATAATACTTTGCCATACTTCTTCAGTATTCATTCCTAACTCATCTAAACAGTGTTCTAAGTATTCGTTTTTGAGGAGGCTAGAGCCTGTTTTAGTTTTTTGAACAAATGCATTAGCGCGGTAGGGTTCAATGCTTGGGCTAGTGTTACCACAAATAATACTACTGCTAGCGTTAGGAGCAATAGCCAATAAATGGGAATTGCGAATACCATAACCAATAGCGTCTGGACATTCTCCTCGTTCTTTTGCCAATAACTTTGTCGCTTCATTTGCTTTTTCCTTAATTTCGTTAAACATTTTCAAATTCTTAATTTTTGCTATTACACTTTCAAAAGGGATACTATGTCTCTGTAAATAAGCGTGAAATCCCATAGCCCCTAAACCTAAACTTCTTTCCTGTTTTGCACTGTATACTGCCCTGTGTAATTCTGGAGGGGCATTTGTGATAAAATATTGAAGTACATTATCTAACATTCTAATTAAATCAGGGATAAATAACTTATTGCCTTTCCACTCATCATATTCTTCCAGATTTACACTTGAAAGACAGCAGACTGCAGTTCTATTCTCGTCTGTGGGTAGTGTAATCTCTGAACATAAATTGGAGTGATGAACTTCTAGCCCTAATTCTTGTTGAAACTTTGGCACAGCCTTAGCAACTGTATCTTTAAACATTATATAAGGTTCGCCAGTCTCAACACGGTTTTGTATGAGTTTTACCCACAATGTTTTTGCGGGTACCGTTCTTATTACTTCTCCAGTATGGGGGTCTTTTAACTCCCAAGTGTCATTAAAATTTGCTTCTTTTGTTGCTTTTTCAATCAATTCCATAAAGTCATCAGTAATAACAACAGCATGGTGCAGATTAGTAGATTTTCTATTAATATCACCTCCAGTTGGCTTACGTATATCGAGAAATTCTTCGATTTCTGGATGAGATATGTCCAAATATGCTGCATAACTTCCTCTCCTGGTTATTCCTTGGGAAAAGGCTAGCATTTCCCCATCTACTACTTTTAAAAAGGGAATCACCCCTGTACTTTCAGAGCCGTTACTAGTTGAAGATCCTACACTTCTTACCTTCCCCCAGTTACCCCCGATACCTCCTCCTACTGAAGATAGAAAAGCGTTTTCAGTATAATGAGATGTTATCCCGCCTCTACTGTCTTCTACATGATTTAAAAAACAACTTATAGGCATGCCTCTTTCAGTACCTCCATTACTTAGAATAGGGGTAGAAAACATAAACCATAGTTTACTAGCATAATCATATAATCTTTGGGCGTGTTCTTCATCATCAGAAAAAGCTGTTGCAGCACGCGCAAAAGCTTCTTGAGGAGAAGTTTCGTTATCTAACAAGTATCTATCATTCAGAGTTTTTATACTAAACTCTGATAAGTATTTATCCCTATTGTAATAAATATCCATCTATAAGTCTCCGATCTATTTCTGATATATTATCAGCTCCTATTGCGTCTTCACAATATGTTAATAAGTCCATTAATTGATAGTTTGTGAGTAACACCTCGCCATTAGCATTTAATTCTTGAATGTGTTTATACTTGCTATCTATAGGTAATCTGTCGTAAATGTCATATGCACTTCCCAGGTTGTTTATAAGACTGACTGCTCTTTTCGGGCCAATCCCTCTAATTCCTGAAACATTGTCTCCTTTATCTCCAACAAGACATTTATATGATATATAATTGTCTATGTCTACTTCGTAGTGTGTTGACCAGTTATCTACTGTTACTTCTTTTCTCGTAACATAAGAAAACCTAGATACTCCTTCCCGTATTAATAAGTCCCAGTCTCTATCACTAGAAATTAACCAAATATTTCCATATTTGAATTTATCTCTATATTTTACTAAATAAGCTGCGATATCGTCTGCTTCTACCCCTTGGAATCTGAGCACGGGGTACTCTTTAGATAAGCGTACTAAGGTTTTTTCATACTCTTCGAAAAAATCTTTAAATGCTTTCTTCTCTTCTTCTGTCTGTTCCGCATACTTATCTTTTCTATTTTGTTTATAATCAGCACTTATAGCTCTTCTATATGTAGATGTTCCTAAATCTGAGGTGATAACTATATTAGCACTTTTATAAGAATTAGCAAGAGAAAGTACGGTTCTTACATATTCTTCGCAAAAATCAGTTTTGCCTTGATGTTTCCATCGGAAAGCTAAATTTAACGAATCTACTATTAATACTGATCCCGAATCTTTTTCGAGTACTTCTGAAAAATTAAAAGCCATTTTCTATAAACTCTATTTGTTCTGAATTTAACCACTCTTCTGCTAGTAGCACATAACAATTTAACCAGGAAATAAATATATATTTACAACTCTTTGGTTTATGCTCTGTTGTTACAAATACTTTTGATCTGTCATATTTAAAGAATAATAAAGGTTGTTGATTTCCGTTCTCTGCTTGTACTAATAGTTTTTTCCACCACCGAATAAGATTATTGGTTTTTTCAGCGGTAAATATCTTGTCTGTTAAAGGAGACTCTGCATAATTTTTTACTTCTATACAGTAATAATTCTTTTGGTGGGGAACATAGAGGTCTCCTTTTAAATACTCTAATGCTCCGGAGGAAGGAACTCGTTCAAACTTTAAGCCCGTATGCTCCCTTAACATATCTCTTACTAGATATTCACCCCGTGCACCCTTTGCTCTTGAATCTACCATCTAATCTAACCTACTTATATTTTGTTCCTTTACTATTTCTATCTTATCTAATAGAGGGTGGGTCCACCCATGACTAACTACATAAGTGTTTAAGTTTTCTTCTTGAGTTAAAATTTCTACCAATTTTTCTCTTCCTGGGTCATCTAACACACTGATTACTTCATCTAAAAACAATGTATTAATTCTTGACTTAGAAATACTACTCATTAACTTGCGAATCGCTATCAATGTTGCAGTATTTACTCTAGCTAATTCTCCCGATGATAACGCTAGAATATCTACTATCCTTGCATTATCTGTTATTTGCACATTTAATTTGTCATTCAAAACTACAAATTCAAGTGTAAACCTACCATCAGAAAATTCGGCTAAATAAGTATTAACTAACTCTTCTAATTCTTTAACTAAATTCTCTATTTTGTAGGCTAAAAGCCCGTTTGTGCTAAAAGCTTTTTTGAGTATTTCTAAATTTATAAATACACTGTCATGCTTATCTAATTCTTTTGTAGAGTCCCTGAGCTGTTCTTTGAAAGCTTCTGTTTGTTCTTGTATGACTTGGATCCTTGTGTTATTTTTCGTGCGCTTTTCGTTTTCTTTTGAGATTTCTCCCAGTCTTTCTCTTGTTGTACGAAGTCTTTCACGCACTCTTCCAATGCGGTCAGTAAGATTTTGACCGTCCACTTGCTCACTTGACAAAGCATGGTCAATACGGCTATACAAATCCTCCCAATTTTTCTGAATACTAATTTTAGTTTCGTACTCAGAGTTGTTTTCTTTGATTTTCTTGATGGCCCTGGAAATGTCGCCACGTTTTTCTTTTGCCTCCTCTATATTATCTAGTTCGACTTGCATTAAGTTTTTTTTAAACTGTGAGTCTACTGTCTGCTCACAAGTAGGGCAGTTATCCCCTAATTTTTTCATCTTTTCTAATAATAAATTAGAAGTACTTATAGAAGCCTTTATACTACCTTCTTCGGTTTGTAAATTATCGTATGATATTATTTCAGTCGCTTTTATTTCATTGGCTTTATTAATATTTATTTGTTTAAATAAGGTTTTATAACTATTGTTGGTTTTTATCTTTTTATTTTTTTGCGAGATATTTTCAAACTCTAACAATAAAGACCTTAATTCTTCATCGTCTTTACTCGTATCAATTTCTAAATTTAACATTGGAAGTATGTTAGTACTCTCCAATTTATTGTCATACAGCCACTTTTCTATCGTTGCTATAGTCGAATTTATCTCAGTGATCTTGATATTTGCGTGTCTAGAGGCTTCCTTGAAAACTTCAAACAACGCTACATATTCTTCTAAATGCAATAAATCAATTAAAAACTTTTTCCTGTTCGTATCTGTAGCAGTTAAAAATTGCAAACTACTATTAGTATTTTGATAAACTAATTGACTAAATGTTTTGAAATCTATACCTATAACCCCCTGAAGAGTCTTATAAGTATTTGTAGCTGTGTGACTAGATATATCCTCCCCGTCTTTAAGGAGCTTCACTTTTATACTTGTTTTTCGGTTTACTACTACTTCATATAGAGTATCTTCTTTAGTAAAGGCTAGATAAATATCATATCCATTATTGACATATCTATTAGGAATATCAGCTTTTTTTATTCCTTTTGAGTTTTTATTATATAATACCTCTTCAATAATTAATGGAATAGAAGATTTTCCCATTCCATTTTTACCAATTATTTGTGTAACATTACTACTGTCTAAGTCAAGTTCGTTGTTCTCACCGTAGCTAAAGCAATTATTCCATTTGAGCTTTTTGAGAATAATCATTAAATGTTCCTATGATTTCGGTTACGTTTTCTGGGTCTATTTCTAATATATAATTAAGATATTCAATTAACTCTTCTTCTATAGTCATTTCTTTTTTCATTAAAAGAGCTGTTTCAGAATTTCTTTTTACCACTTTTTTATCTAGTAATTCTGAATTTTTAATTGATGCCAGTTGTTGAATATCTCCCTCTATTTCATATATAGTATGGTGATATTGTGTAGGAATCATTTCTTCAGCATTTTTTATGGTTTTTCTAAGCAACTGGGGTAGGTGAAATTCATCCCACATCCAGTCCCAAGTATTCTCAGCAATAAATAGAAACCCTGTGTATACTTCAGTTCTATGAAAAGAAGTAGTCAAAGGGCTGCCCGGATAAACAATGTTTCTTTGTGTATTATTATGCGCGTGTAAATCTCCCGCAAATACAACTGGAAACGGATTAAATCTATCTAAATCAACTTCTGGTTTCACATGAGGGGGTATTTCACCCCTCACATGAGTAAATAAAGGCCAATCAGGATTGAGCTTTTCAATGCTGTTATCTTTATGAAGTTCTGAGTAAGGAAGAATACTAAAGCCTAAATCCGTATCCTCGTAAAGAGAGTCAATAATATCGACCATTGGATTTATACTTTTAGTAACTTCTTTTAGCTGAGTAAAGAATGTCTTATTTTTTCGAGTAGCCTCGTGATTACCACTATAAATTAAAGTGGGTCTCTGAGCTTTAGATACAAAGGAAAAGTATAATTCTAATTCTTCCATACTGGGCAACCTATCAAATAGGTCACCCCCTATTATGTGCATCTTACACGTTTTTTCTTTCTCTCTTATTGCTTCAAAAAATAACTCATACCGATTTAATGCCCACTTCTTAGGTACATTTTTCTGGCCTAACTTTAGATGCCAATCGGCAGTAAATAGAATCATGCCACATCAAATTCATCTTCAAGAGTGTCATCTATTTCTTCAATATTAGCTTTTCTAATACTGTCCAGAAGCTCTTTTTGAGCATCTGGAGTAGGACGGGCCATAACATCATCCATAGACTTGAGATCCTCAACAGCTGCTCTCTCATCTTCGGTTAATGCACGAGGCTTACACTTTAGAACTTGGAGTTGGTACTCTACGTTATATGCTAGAGGCCCAGTTTTTACTCGCTTAAAGCAAAGATCCCAGCCTGAATCATAATCAGTAGGATCGCCTAAATCTTCTGCGGCAATCATAATTTGTTCCCACAGTTTTTTCTTTAGATTTAGAACTTTAACTTTGCCATCGGTTGGGTCGATGCATTGTGTAGCGTAGCTCCAGCCACACTTGAGATCAGGATAGTACTCACGTACCCAATCCTTTTCTTTGTTATTGAATCGTTCAATATTTCTATCGAAAGAAAGGCATTCGAAAGGAATGTTCTTTTTATTGGTTCCTTCTATCCAATAAACGTACCTGGCGAGTATATCGCCCACGACGCGAACCTTGTTGTCTCCATCTTTATAAGTGTAACTAAGGATGGAATTCTTTTGGGCGGAGCCCTTTTGCTGGTTAAATGAAATAGCCATTAATGTTTCTCCTCTGGGACTTCTTCGTATAAAAAGTGAACTAAATTTGTTTCTTCATCTATACGAAGTAGACTATTGTCGTTAATGTTGGCAACAAGAAAATCTGCAAATGGAAGATGCAATAATTCTAATGTTGTAGTTTGTGTCGCAGCATAATCAGATATACTTCTAAATGATGCAGTTGCTAAGTATGCAGCTATTTCCTTATAGGAATGTTTATATGAGTTATATAATAAGACATCAGGATGAGCTAAGAAACTTAGCCCATTAAAATCTTGTTGGCTATATCGGTAAAGTTTATCGCTCCTGTGTGTAGGAACAGATTTATTTACTAACATTTCAAATATACAAAATATTTCTCCAACGCTACCATCGGATGCTTTATATATTTTTTGCCAATCATACAACAACATACTATTATATCAATCTTTAAGGTTAATGTCAAGAACTATTTTTTAAAGCTCTTTTATTTGATATCCCTGTTTCATGTAGTATCCAATTCTACTAGACGCCTGTCTTCTAGCAGTATCTCCTTTGAGGTGAATATCAATAATTACAGGGGTTAGTTTATTCTTTTCTTTTCTAATAATTCGACCTATTAGTTGGGTCAGTAAAGGGTCATTGTTAATAGGTGTGCCTAAGATCAAACAACTTAATACATTTATAGATATTCCTTCTGAAAAAATTGCTTGTGTTCCGTATAATACGTTCTTATTTCCGACTTGAAGTTCATTTATTAATTTTTCTCGTTCTTCTTGTGGAACCTCACCTGTAACACAAAGAGCGTTCTCCCCCGTAAGTTCAGCACAGCTTTTTAAAAATGCTACTCGATCACTTACTACTAAAACTTTATGCCCCTTATGTGCATATGCAGCCGCTAACATTGCTACTGTGTGTCTATACTCTTCGTTACTCGCTAGATTTGTAACTCTATTAGCCCAAGGTATTCTTGAGCCGTCTAAAAATCTTATTTCTGAATGTAGTATATGTACTACTGGAGACATAAAATTCTCCTTAGGCGGCTTAAGAACATTAGGGCTAAAGTAGTCTCTAAAGACAACATGTTTTCCGTCTTTTCGTTCTATAGTGCCTGACAAGCCAATTTTATATCTGCAGTAGTTTGTGTCCAGGATCCTGGAAAAGGTGGGGCTACTAACATGGTGCATTTCATCTAAGATTACAGTTCCGAACTCTTTACGGATTTTTTCAATGTTTCTATAAAGAGTTTGAATATTTCCTATCACAACAGGACTGTTAGTATCAAACTGGCCACTACCAATAATTCCGGGCTTAAACCCAAATACTTTTTGTACTTCTTTTGCCCATTGATTCCTTAAGGGGATAGTATGGACAACTACTAATGTCTTTTGACCTAGTTTACCGGCTATTGATAGCCCAGTAAAGGTCTTGCCCCAACTTACCCAAGCGTTTATAATACAGTTATCTTCTACTGTATTATGTACCTCTTGTTGACTTTTTCTAAGGTCATATTTGAACTCAGGAAATGTCTCTGGTTTTAATACTCTTTTATCTACGATCTCATGTCCATGAGGTATCAAATCAGTGCGTCCTATAGGAATAGTTACTATTCCGGGACGTATAACAGCCATGTTTTTTATTACCTGTGGAACTAGGTCTTTTGGATTTTTTGGGGGTACTACATATGTTAACTCTTTATCTAGTTCATCTTGAACTTCTGGAGTTACATCTAAATAAATCCTATTACTTAGTACTGCTTTCATACTTTCCTTCGAGTATTTTTCTTTTTAGTTTCAGAATACTCATAAATTATCCAAGGGTATTTTCGCATAAGTAAAACTCCTGCCCATAACATATCAGGACTGGGAGGTCTGGGTATAGTAAAAGGAACTTTCCAATTCTCTATCCAAATCAGAGAAGCGGTAGTTTTTTTCTCAATTTTTCTTATTTTTCTATACTTTAAGGGCAATATTAAGGTCTTTTGATAGATAAAAGGAACCCCCTTACTATCTACAAAATAATAAGAATACTGTTTTAGAATACCAACTAAGCTATCAACTGATTTTCTTAAAGGTAGGAGCCCTTTGTGGGGGGTTTGAAGCCTCCGCTGCCCTAGTGTTTTTCCTGGCATATTTCTATCGTCTAACAGTTCGCCATCTAGGTACAGTAATCCGTCTGTTAAATCCCAATTACTTGATGGTAGAATAAATACTGGAAACTCTATTCTATCCAGTGTTTTGTACGTAACTATCATACTCTGAGCCTATAAAAAGATGGGGGCTATCATTTATATAGTCTCCATACTGATCTTCAAACTTGCCCATTGAGTAGTCATCTCCTGTATCAAAATCGCATCCTATAGGAGCGCCTGATATAGAGATACCTCGATCTCTTTGAATAAACTCTTGTAATGAACTGCAATATATATCCAGCTCTTCATTTGGTACTTCTGCTAATATAGAGTCATGTACTAAAGCAAATATTTTAGCTTTCATATTTGATTTTTCAATAAATTCGTTCATTTCTATTGCGCCGAGGAGGTTAATATCAGAAGCAGTAGACTGCACCAGAAAATTAAGACCAGACCTAACGGTATGACTTCTAATAGCTTTATCTTCACTTTTAACATTTGGTAATCTCCGTTTGCGCCCGAAAAAACTATACACAAATCCATTAGCTTCTATAAATTTTTGATTTTTTTCAATCCATTCTTTTAATTTTTTGAATGACTTAAAGTAATTATATATAACCTCAGAGGCTTCTTTGACACTGAAAAGTTTTCCAGAGTCTTTTGTTACTTGTTGGCTAATTTTATGTGGCCCGGCTCCATACATGATTCCAAAACTTACTGCCTTGGCAGCTTGTCGCTGAGTGGGGTATAGCCTGGCCACGTCTTCTGCTTCACAAGGCAACTTAAATACTGTTTTGGCAATTGTACTGTGAAAATTGCCGCCCTCTCGAAATACATCCATAAGTGCTTCATCATTTGCCAACTTTGCGGCGACATATACTTCTGCGGTTGTCAAGTCCATTGCAACTATCTGCGACCCCGTTGAGGCTGTAATACATCCTTTGACAATTGGATTGTCTCGAGGAATTTGTTGCATATTTAGCTTACCGCTACTGCTAAGACGACCAGAAGTTGTAGAGTGCAGGTTAAAAGAAGTCCTAAGACGGCTATCCTTATCCAATTGCGGTATGATTTTGTCCAAATAAGTATTTTTAATTTTGGATTTTTGACGGATTGCCAAGATATGTTTGGGAAGTTCAGATTTTTCTGCGAGCTTATTAAGGACTTCTGAGTCTGTTGAGTGCTGCCCCGTTCCAGTTTTCTTATTAGTAGGATTAAGGCCAATAAAATCAAACAGAAGGCCCCGAAGTTGTACAGTGCTATTAGGGTTAAAAGGTTTACCATTTAGTTTCTCGAATTTTTCTATATCAAAATCTTTATACATAGACTTGATAGATTCATCAATGTTTTGCTGCATTAAATCTTGAGCTATAATTAGTCTTGTTTTATCAAAAGGAACACCGTTTTCTTGAATGTTCAATAGAAATCTAGTACCTGGAAGTAATAAGTTTTCATATACCCAAGCTAGTTTTTGGTTTTCTTTAACTTTTATAAACTTCTCAAACAGTTTAAATGTAACTAATGCATCCATAGCTGCGTATGTTTTCATTACATCAAAAGGAACTTCTTGATAATTGAACTCGCCTTTAAGGATTCTATTTTCCTTTCTGTAGTTATCTATCCAGTCATGCATCGGCTTTTCGTAATCTCCGTAAGGAGTATACTTCAATGCTAATGCTTTTAATCCGTGATGCCCTGGATTTTCATTGATCAAATAAGATAGAAGCATAGTATCCTCTATCTTTGGAAACGTAAATCCGAAATGATACTCAAACCAAGCTAAGTCGAACTTAGCATTATGAAAAATTACAGTCTTTTCATTAAATAACTTTTGTAACTTTTTCTCTATTCTTCCTTGAAAATCAATACAATCAGTACTAATATAAGCTGCGGTTTGTCCATCATAGCACAAAGACATTCCCAACATATACCCATTTCTAGGATACAAATTAGTTGTTTCTGAGTCAAGGGCTATGCAGCTATTTTCATGTGCGAGAGCTTTATCTATAAAATTTTCGGCTTCTTTAGCTTCTGTAATTCCAAAAGCAATACTATCATCAATTACCACATCTTCTATTTCGCCCTTAATATATTTAATGATATTAAGTTTTGAGGTGTCCCAAGTCTTTTGAGCTTCGGGTTTGAAAGCGAGCATGGCGGGATTAATTACTGGTAAAAACTTATTTTCAACTTTCTTACCAGAGTATTCCACGACTGAATTAATTTTAGTAAAGTATTTCAAAGACTCACTTCCTACTAAAATAATCCAATCATATAATGAGGTGTCTATGTCAATATCGCAATCTCGTTTTAATACTTTCTTGATTGCGGGGTCTGAACATAATTGATACTGATCGAAGGAGAATTCCTCTCCGAAATGTTTAACGTAATCTGTTTTACTAGGCTTCGTTTCTACTAATGCAACTTTAGGCATATAATTTACTCGTTAATTTATCAACTTGGGATTGTGCTAATGCTCCAGGATCTGTATGCTGTAAACATATATTCCTAGAAAGGAGACCAACTCTCTCACACATAGCTTCTACTTTTTTTGCTGCTTCTTGGCCGGCTTCATCTCCATCGAAGAAAACATCTATTCCTGATGCGCCCCGTATAAAAAGCATACTTAATTTATCTTCATTTATATTTGATGTGCCAAAACAACACACGGCATTTGTTAAGCCTTTATCATGTAGGTTTATCACATCAAATATACCCTCTACTAGAATTACTTTTCCTTTTCTAGGGGCTACTGAGGGAAAGAGAGGCATTTTAGAGCCTCTAGGACTAATTTTATACTTAGGTATTCCGTCTGTTAAATGTCGCCCATTAAAAGCAACTATCTTACCAGACGTATCTCGTATAGGAAAAACTATTCTATTAATAAAATCTGGGTTGGTATGTTGGAACGCTTCAAATTTTTTATAGGTATCTGGGCGTATATTTCTCCAGTTACCCAGATAAGGGGTATAGTTAAAGGGAAAAGATAAACCAATACTTTCTGCCTTCTTTTCTATAATTTTTTGTTTAATAAGTTCTCGACGTAATTGTAAGTGGTTTATCTTTTCATCAAACAAGGTAAGAACACTTCCTTTGTACCCGCAAGAAAAACACTGAAAAATACCGGTAATTTTATCTATGCGCATACTAGGATTAGTATCATCATGTTCTGGATTCAAACAATTTACTACATAATCTTTGCCTTTAGAGAGATATTTAATCCCTCTTTGTTCTAAAATATCTTCAATCATCTATCATTATATCCAGGTGCATATCTATTAACTGGTGAATAATTTATTGTACCTAGAGATAATGCATTATCATGTAATTCAGTTGCTAATTCTGCTAGGGAAAAACAGTATCTTTTCTTTATAAAAGTACCTGTTCTTACTTCTTCAAAACAATACACTTTTTGAGGCATTTCTACTGTTTCATTGTATGAAGCTAGCTCTAGCCCTGTCATGCGATTAAATGCAATTTTAGAACTAGAAGTGCAGGTCGTTAAAGTGATTAAACCAAGTGCTATTAGTATCTTCATTATTCAGTCATTACGTCTAAAAGTTGCTCTGCTTCGTAAAGGATAGCTTTTTGGTCATCATCTAAAATATACTCATAGATTCTTAACTTATTTACATAAAAATTTATGTCTTTTAGATTTGCTTTATTTAGACTTTCTATCAAATTATAGCAATATTCATACGCTCTATTGTTTGTCACTTCTTTAATATTCATAGGTTTACTCTCATTATGATATATTATACTAAATTTCAATATGAGAGTCAAGAAATATTTTTAGATGTCATCGATTTCTTCCCCAGTCTTACTGCTCTCATCCTCTAATTCTTGAGGAGTTCTAGCAGATTCGGGGCCCATTTTTAAAGTTTCCCAATTTACATAAGAAGTAAAAGATTCCATAGAAGCTGACCTCATCTTCTGACAAGTAAATGTGGCACAGGCATCATCGTGTGAATATGTTTCTAAGGAGTATGCAGCATCTGCGGCATCTAGGATTCCCTTGGCGAACCTGGCTTCTCCAGTAGCGTCAGTTTGATAAGGGGATAGAATTGGAACTTCATAATCCTGTGCCATAGTTTTTAATCTTTTACTAATTTCTACTTGTTCTGTCCAATCATACTGTCCAACACGAGAAGGAAGAGTAGAGCGTTTTACTTGATTAATATAGTCTACAATGACTATACCAACATTATCTAACTTTTTTAATTTCGTATCTAAATCAGATTGTATCTTACCAATGGTAAGACTAGAATCATAAACAACATCTAGCTGAGTCGGGAGAAGCTCGCCTTCTGTTAATTTAGTATGAAATTTATCAAAGTCGTTATGTTGTTTATATTCTTTCAAACGCTCGTCTCCAAGCTCAAAGCGGTTTGCCCACCATTGAGCAACTTTCTCCCACTCTTTAATATTAAGATTTTTAGTTCTTAAACGAGCGAGAGGTACATCAGTAGCAATACTACAGCATCGTTGTAAAATAGATCGGCTATCCATTTCTATAGTGAAATAGATTGCAGACTTACCTGATTTAATGATGTGATTTGCTACGTTAGAACAAGTAACAGACTTACCTCCACCACGTCTGCCTCCAACAAGTATCAAATCTCTAGGAGAGAACTTCATGAAACTATCGTATTCGGCATTTAATCCAAGGGAAACATATTTTTTAAGGTCGTTATCAGGCTCAAACAAGGGAATATGTTGCATACTCTCCTCGGGATTTTTAAGCTCTACCTTGTCCCCTATACGGGTGACAATGTCATGGAGATGGTCTAGTGTTTCTTGCGCACCGTCAAATGCAACGGAATTATCTACATACTTCTCTAGTTCATTTAATACTTCTCTCTGAGTATATTCGTTCTTTAAGTAGTTGAGAAGCATCGCAGCTTCCGCCTCTACTTCAATACTCTTTATAGCAAATAATTTGTCTTTAGTAATGCTATCACGAATTTCGTACTTGAGATCATCGAACTTGGGGAGCTTATGATATTCGTCGCAGTGTTTGTCGATTACACTGTATATGGTGTGGTATTCGGAAGGTAGGTAGTGTTTTCGCAGAACAGCCCAGGTTTCAAAATCCTGTGCATCAAGAATCTGCTTTATTAAAGCACTAGCAATATTCAACTACGTCCCCCCGAACAAAAAAATAAGTGCTGAGAAAATTCTCAGCACTTATCAGTCAACTAATTACTGAGCAGCCGCAGCAGCTTTTTCTCTTCGAGAAGCGCCGTCGTAGTCGGAAGCAGAAATGCCACGCCTTGTAAGCATAGTTTTTACTCCTCGTACAGTTTTACCGATTTCAGTGGCTATTTCTTCAACAGTCATTGATTCGATGTCGGCAAGCTCTGCCAGGGGGTCTACTCGAGTGCCAGATTTAGTTGTTTCCTGGCGGGGGATGGCTGCAATAGTACCAGCTCGAAGTAAGCTAAGAGCTTTACCACGGATGGAGTTTACTGAGCGGTCAAGCGCAGCTGCAATTGCTTCAACAAAAGCGCCTTCATTTACTAACTTAACAAACGTAGCTTCTTCTTCATCTGTATAAGTCTTAACAGTTTCCGGCTTAGGAGTCGGCTTAATGTGGCTAGTCAATTCCATAGACAAGATTTTGCCTTGGATTTGCTTTGCTGTAAATTGGCCGTCGGCAAAATTTGCAGCAACATCCGCATAAGTATATTGACCACTGTTGTCAGTTACAAATGATTCCAAGACCCCTTCTTGTACGTCTGAAAAGGCTTTGGTAGAGGTTGTAGAAGCTAGTTCTACAGCATAACCCATTTTTCGCAGTTTACTAGAAACTGAACGGGTTGAGGTTTCAAGGTTATCAGCAGCCTCGGCTACTGTTGCTTGAGATACAGGAGTTTCGTCTCCTACAAACGTTTCGAGCGCGCTGGTGCGCTCATCATTCCACTTAGGAACTGCCATGTTTTTCTCCAATATAATCTTTAAGATTATTGACAATTTGTATGCCTTTATCTAAGGCTTTTAAGGTTTTTGCTGTCTCTATTTCTGTTTCATTAACTAAAATAGTTACATCATTTGTTACATTATCTTTGATAGTGTAACCTAGGTTTTTTAATTTTGTAGCTGCTTCTGCTTTAGTTTTATAACTAAAGAGTTTTCCAGTTATACAAACGGTTCCTAATGTACCACCGCTTTTTGTTTCAAAAAGCATATTGTGGGGAAGATACTGTCTGTACTCTACAAAGTCTGTTTCTAACCAAGCCATTAGATTATCGGTCGTTATTTGCCCGAGTCCCGCCCTTTTGCAAGATTCTGCAGTTATATCATAGATACTTCTACAGACCGCTGAAAGTTTTTCTGCTGCGACTCTCCCCACTAAAGGGATGCTAAAGGCGGGTAGCAGTAAATTTGCAGGGGCTTTGGTTGAGTTTTCAATTTCTGTAATTAGTTTACTACCTAATTTTTCAGAGTTAAGGGCTAAAGAAGCACTTTTTTCATCTAAGTAATATAGTTCGACTATATTACTTAATCCTAATTTTTCTATAGACCTCGGACCGAGTCCTTTAATGTATAGTGATTTAGCAAAGTGCTGAATTTTTTTAGCTGATTTAGTGGCGCAATTTTTATTATTACAGAATAATAAATCATTTACCCACTCAAGTGTTGAATTGCACGAAGGGCAGTTACTAGGCACTTGAATTTTTTCCACTATGTTATCCTTTTTGATTGAAGTGTATATTATACTAAAGTTTTGAGATAAAAGTCAAGAATTATTTTTTTAAAGGTTATTAACCCCATTGCTTCGCCATAGCATCAGCTATTCCCTGGTAGGTTAATGATCGGTCTTTGCCTCTAGTTTTACTTGGCCCTAACTTGTTTTGACCACTATCAGTTTGATTCGACCACCTTTGATAAATTTTTCCGTTTTTCTTTATTTTTCTACCGTTAATTAGTTTTGTTGGTTTCAGTGGCCTAAGTCCTTTCAGCCATAAACCAGTTTTTTTACTTGCATCTTCTCCGAATTGGTATGGCTGGATATATTGCGGTTTAGGCATAAATTTTAGCCTAGTATTTATACACCCTACTGGATTTTCCAAACATATTTTTGGGATTCCAGATTGCCATAATTTTGTGATAAATTCTAATGCCTTCTCTGTTTTTTCTGCCCGGCCTTCGATTTTATTATTCCAATGTAGTCCGCTGGAACATATGTAGGTACACTCAGGGTGGGCTATCATCATATCCCAATTATATGAGAGTATGTCTAGTACGTCACCCTGGTAATGGTTTCCCGGTCTTTCTGTAGGTAACAGATCGCAACTGGTTACATCGTGGCCTTTCTCTGTAAAAGCATCTCTAACAATACCACTGTACTCGCAGGCTATTAATATTTTCATTAGCACTCCGAATCAAAGTCTTGCCATTCATCATATTCGCTTGGTTGATGTTCTGTATCTTCATCTTCATCAACTCGTCGTACTATTCGAGGTATGATTTCTCCTGATCTAATTACTTCAACTTTACATCCTATTTCTAGACCTAATTCATCTATAATATTGATATTATGTAGAGTAGCTCTGCTTATTTCTGCATCTCCAATTCTTACCGGGTCTAGAATAGCTACTGGACTGATCCTGCCACTCTTACCCACTTGCCAAACTACTTTTTTCAAAATACTTATAGCAGATTCAGTTTTTTCTGATTTGAGGGCAAAAGTGCCTCTAGGATGTTGAGAAGTAAATCCTTGCATGTGATGCTTTGAAAAATTATCTAGTTTATATACTACTCCGTCTGTTGGATATGTAATTGCAACATTTTCTAATACTGTGACAAACCCCGAGTTCCCATAGGCATCCATTTCTTCAGTCCAGTACTCTTTTCTAGCGGGTTCTGCCCCATATAAAACAAACTGTATACGTCTGCAGGCGAACTCATCCATGTTCTTTAGATTTAACGCACCCGCCGCATAGTTTCTAGCATTGGGGATTTCTTTTGGAGCAACTACTTCTCCAGTTAATTGTACTATGCCGTTAGATACAAATAAAAATTTATTTGGAACTAATAGCCTCATTTTATCTGTTATGTCTTTACCGATTTTGCCATCACCCCTGGTGAGAGCTTGTACTAACTGTCCGTTTATATACAATAAAGATACTGCAGCACCATCTAATTTAGGGCTGTAAACAACTTCTTTTTCAAAGCTGTTCACTGCCTCGTTGATATACCAATCGGGGGCGTCCTCTAAATCAAATACTTTTTGTAGAGAACGCATGGGAAAATGATGGGGCACACCATCTGTAATAGTGTGTCCCACTTTTTTATAGTTGTGTTTCTTTGCAAGGGCATCAAAATCATGGTCTTTAATGATTGGCATACCCTCGTAATAGAGTTTACTTGCTCTGTCTAAAAATTCTGTGGCTCTGTCTATTTTGTGCATAAAAACTCCTATTATTTTATAACTATATTATAGAATAATTTAAGGGAAGTGTCAAGAATTAGATATAGATATCGTTAATTAAATCTTTAAAGTGTTTTTCTATCACTTCTTTACTTTCTGCTAGTGATAGAATTTCGATCAGCCCTACAAATAGTTCCTTAGAGTTTTCTATGGTTAATGGCATTGTTACCCCTACATTTGAAGGTTTCCATTCCTCATTAAAATCTAAATAATACTTTCTTATACTGAGATATTCGGTATGTCTGAAAGTATTTACTATTAAACGAACCTGCTCCTCCCTATCCTGGTCATAGAATATAACTTTTGTGTATTCTTCTGGGGACTCGTGTAATTCCATGTCGACTCCTAATTCTTCAAGATGGATGATAGAGGGACTACACTTGTAACACTTTCAGGCCTTAGAAGCCTGTAAGAGTCTGTATCCCAACAAAAAAACAGCAAAGTTTCTGCCGTTTCTTTAGCTCTACTTTTTTTGGAAACAATGTAGGAGGTACTAAAATCCAAAGTACATACATTATACTTTAGTTTCTTAGAATTCTGACTTCTATAAGTAATTACCGCATCCCCGTATTCAGCTACTAGAGCGCGTAATTCTTGTTTTTTCACATTAACTCCTTTAAGTGTAGGTTAGCAAAAATTTTTTTACTGTACTTTCTAAAAGGTGTTAAATATGTGCATAACTATACACTGAGATCTCAGTGTATAGTTACAATACTAAAATTACGATATGGAGGAAATAACCCCTGCAAAATACTTTGCAGCTTTTCCAGTCAATTTACTAATGATATCCCCATCAACAGTTTGACCTGCAGAGGTTAATGCATCGGTGAGTTCATCCTGGGCTTGAGCTTTTGATACGCGGGGACTCCCACTACCATTACTCGCTGCAGCCGTCTTTCGAATATATACTCCTGCTTTTGTTAGAATCATACGGACTCCATTAGGAGACTCTTCGTATTCTTCTGCGATTTCTTTTACAATTTCTACACTTGTTTCTGGTGTAGGGTTGGCTTCTTCATAAGCTTGTATTACTGCTTCTTTCTTTGTGTCGTCCCAAGCCATGCTTGTACTCCTTGGTTAATGTTTCAAAATCAAACTATATTATACGAAAAATTTTACATATTTGTCAAGAACTATTTTTCTAACCTTGATATGTCTACCCCTTGATCTATCAAGTGATCTAACTTACCTAAATCATAGGCTAAACTACAAGAGTAATGTCCCCCTACGGTTACGTAAGGGAAGTAGGTATTTGAAAAGTCTCCTTTTTCTATAACATAAATTTGGTATAACTTACTTGAATATAAGTCTTCATAGTTTCTAACTGATTTATATCCAGGTTTAATTTGATACTCTGTATCTATTTCTTTTAATATTTGTACTAATCCGTGTTTTATTGCTGACCAAACTATTTCGCCTTCTTTGAACTGTGAAGCTATCATAATTTCTGGTAAAAAAGCAACTTTACTTTTATTTTCTTTTGTAGGAATTTCAGGTACTCCAACCTTATTCAGGATCCCTTTTACAAAAGAAGAAGATCTAAATAAAGAACTAGCTATTGCTGAAACTGGTTCTTTATTTAGATACATTATTATAGATTCATTTATTTCATTGGGCGTAGCCGGGCGTCCTCTATTTTGAGACCGTCTTTTTTCATAAAAGGCTTGTTTATCTTTAAATTCCGTTATAATATTACTTAATCGAGAGGTGTTATAAGTTATATTAAGTTTTTGGCATGCTTCCTTTTTTGTAAACGGCTTCCCAGATTCCAATAGTTCTATTACTTCCCGTACATTCGTGTCCGAGAGTTTTTCGTGCTCTCTCTTTTTTATGCCTCTTCTCATTCTTTTCCGTAATTTTTTCAATTAGTTGGTCACAGTATATCGTTATATCTTTGTAACGATGCCAACTGCAGCAACATTTAACTTCGTTTTTAATTTTTTCAATTAGGACAAGTAGTTCTTCTTCGTGCGGAGTTATCATTATTCTAGTAAATCCCAAACTAAAGGAAGCATTAAACAAGCTAATCCAAAATATAATATAAATGAAACTATCGTTGCAGGAATTGTAATATAAAAGGCTGCCCCACAGAATCCAACTATAAATAATGCGATCTTAAATTTATTTAATCCTTTTAATTTCTCTTTTAATTTCATACTTATTCCTAAAGTGTAACTATCTTATCTACTCTCATGTCAAATTCATTTTCTCCGAAACCAATATAGATTTCAGCACCTTTAAATTTAGATAAGTCTAGCCAATTAACTACTTTAATATGGTTGTCATTATCTAATACATAGTTTTCTTGTACAGGAACTAAGCCTGATTCTTCTACAGGTAACCATACATCCGGCATATCACTAATACTGCCTTCGATACTGGGGACAGGCTGTTTAATATAAACATTATCTTCTGTATCTATCCCTCCCATCCAGACCTTAACAGTCTTACCTATGTCTTCTTTCTCTGGTACAATCCTGGCTTCAAGCCTATATTTACTTACGAAGTCTACTTTAGAACCAGTAGTTTCTGGCACTTCCATACCCTTAAAACTTCTAGCTATCCAGGCCTCGAAGAAGGGCTCGCTCACCATATTATAAGGAAGGCCACAATAACCTCCATCGCCCCAAGAAGTTCCCCAACTATTTTGTACTAAGAATTTATGGGCTTCATCATCATATCCTACGATCAGCATATAGTGCCCGCCAACCCCTGTATTATCCTTACTAACTCTTGTATACTTATGTTCTTTCCAAGAACCCTCTAAGCCCATTAAAGAGGTAGTAATCATCATAGCAAAGCCAACTGGCATTCCTTCATGGAGTGCGGACTTAATATCATGTATTTCTTGATAATGATTTGCACTACCCCATCGAACTACACTTTCATATCTGTCTATTCTATTATTGAAAGCCTCTTTATAATCTTCTGAGGTGGGGATTGTATCGTCAAATGCTATATCGTAAGGATAGTACTCTTCTGTTGGCATTCCTTGTTTATACGCAACATGATAAGCATCTCTAGTGTATAGGCCCACTTCTCCTATTCTATTTTCATAAACCTTAGTGGCGTTATAGAGAAATAGCCGACTTAAATCAATAGGTTTCTCGTTTCTATTAGCTATAAGTTCGCAAGAACTAGCTACTCCATTCGCAACACAACTTCCTAATGGGCCTTGATTTTCTACTTCATAAACATCGTTTCGCATATCCACAGAACTAGGTAAATCTTCTGGTTTATAAGGAGAGCGATAAGGGATGTCCCTCTGATCGGGTATAGAGGGAATTGTATTTGCTATAACGCATTTAATTTCTTCGGTCATTTTACCCCCTAATGTGAAACTTCTCTATTGTAAGGTTTGATTTCGTCTGTTGTTCTAATAATAGTTTTCATCATATTGTTATAGTCTTCATCATTAAGAACAGTTCTATAAATTCTTAGAGCCTGTGCTGCCATATTTCCTGCAATCATTAGGTCGGAATACTCTCCTTGAAGCTCTAAAACTTTTGTAAATATTTCATTATAACAATTGTTTAATTCCTTATCCATAATTATTCCTCAAGTTTATACTTATTTTTATACCATGCCTCAAAGTCAGGATTGTACTTAAATTCTTTCTGTACTTGTGCGGCAGATAGTTGATCAGATCTTATACATTGTGCTAAAAATTCATAATTCATTCGTTCGATTTGTAACTCTTTCATTTTCATACTAATTCCTCTAAACTGTTCTGAATAGTTTGAAGGCTCTCCAAACTACTCATTAATCTTTCTGCTCGTAATGGCACTTGTGTGTACCACCTGGAATCTCTACCTTCTAAAGCGGCCTCATTCCAATCATTTTCTTCAATAGCTTTTAGAAACCTTCTAAATAATGATAACCTATAGTGTCCTAGATTGAAATGCATATTTATTAATACTTCTTGTACTGTGTCAGGCTTATTATTAAAATCATATACCAAACATTTTATCTCTGCGATAGAAGTTTCAACGTCCCTGTCGAAACATTCTCTTATTCTTTCTTCGCTTACAGCGGTTCCTAAAGCCCAGTCTGCTTCTGGATCTTTCTGTGTTATTAAATGTCCAATTCCAAAAGTTAAATAACCTAAATGGTCTCTGTAAACTCTACAAACTTTACCCTCATCTTCTTTTAGTTGTCTGTACAATCTATTTCTATTCATTGATACTTAATCCTCTAGTTCATTAGTTTCTTCCATTATTTCTGTTGCAGCCATTCGTTCTGTAAGACGAGTAAGCCTGCCAAGCTGATCATTAGCACGAGTTACTATTGTTGCATTATAATCAGTTCTTCTACTTACTGCATCAATATCACTTCGCAACTCTTCTCTAACTGCGTTGACAGTATCTGTTAGTCTATCTAACTGCATAGTTACATCTTGCAACGCCCACTTAGGGGGTTCTATAAGATTTATTGTGTGCTCTACTGCACGAAGTCTATTGTATAGTTCGAAACCAGCTATTGATATAAGGGGTATTACAGCTATAATAACTATAAATAGAATAATTATGGAAAGTTTTAGATTCTTTACTGCGTGTTTCATTGTTTAAGCCTATGAGTTATAATTAGTACTACCCCAGTGTTTCGTACTGTTTCCATTCGGGGGCAGGAGGGTGTAGCCAGTGGTCCGGCTCTTTTGCTTCGGCAAAAACCCATGTAAAAAATAAAAAGACTACTGCTACAATACATATTAGTTCTACTAAATCACGTTTCATCGTTTATCATCTCGTTAGGCTATATACTATCTGCATAAGCTGGCCGGCAACCGAAGTTGCACTCTGCGAATTCTGCTCATCGGTCAGTTCTGCTTGATCGTCTATCATCTCATTAGGTTTAATACTATTTTCATAATATAGTATTAAGGTTTGTTGTTGTTCTATGTAGCGCCTTATCTCTGCCATATTTAGAGATAAGTTTTCATAATCTGGTACTCCTAATGCAAAAAATACAAAGCTTGAGTACTCGTCTTCAAATGTGGCTTTAAACTCTTCGAAATTCTCTTCTGTTACTACAAAAAATTTTACAGGATAAGTAACGATACCCTTTGGTCTAACTTGTATTGGTATAGTACGATCTACATATTCAGTTTGAACTACTACTTCTCGTGGCCATAACCAATTACAGCTAGTTAGCAGTAATAGACTCAAGATCGCTAAAGACTTGTGAGGTTGCATCATTTACTATTCCTTCTATTAATCCCGGCTTTTCGTAGGCATTTCGAGTTAAATCATGTTCTCTCAATGTTTGTGATAGTCTATCCCTGTATCTTTCAGCGCTTTGTAAGTTAGAGGTTAACTCTGAATTTAACCGTTCAAATTGTACTATATCGATTTCTAACTGAGTTATTGTGGCTTGATTGATACCGGAAGTGATTTTTAATTCTGTGTTAGTTTCTGTAAGGTTTTTGAGCGCCCTGGAAGTGAGAAAATAGTAAGTAGCAAAGCCTATTCCCAGTATTAATATCATGCCTATTAAAATTCTACTCATATCTATGTTTCATCAGTATCAAGATTGAGAAATGTTTGTGCGTTAGGGCAGAAAGAATTCTCTCCCTTGACAGCGCCGACGAGCCATCGCTCGCATAAATCTTCACTTTGACAACCGCGGCATCGCTTCCGCACTTGTTTCATAGTGGCCTCAGTTTGTGGGTAGGATAGGGTTTGCGGATAAGTACGTGTAGCAATTCTAGGATCCAAGCCAACACGCTCCATCATGCGCGTCATACGCTTGGCCGAGGCATCCCTGAAGTGGCTGAGTAATGCCACAGCAAGGACTATACCCGTGAGTATCGCAAATACGGGGAGATAAGCTTCAAATAATATGGAATCCATGGTTCATACCTCTTACTTGTCGTCGCTGTCAGGGTGCCACAGTAAAGCACAGCTCTCAACGTTCGCGCATGGCGGTGACCATACACACCCGTTTAGTTTACAATCCTCTTCGATCTGCTCAAGTAGCTCCTGCTCGATTATGTCGTGGTCTTTCGGCATGCCGGCGTACAGCATGTCGCGTCGTGGGCGGTTTGTTTTGCACATAAGGTTTCCTCATTAGTTAATAAGTAAACGAATAGGGGCCTAAGCCCCTATCCGGTTTTTTGTTTTACGCAAGTATTATTATCCACCAAGGTAGTCTAGTGGCGAACCATGTTATTCCGACACTAACTGCTATAGCTTCTGCGACTTCCGCATTTTGTTTACACTTATTTTCCACGACTTCTCCTAGTCTATGGCAATGGTAACGGGTCTTTCTGATTCAGGTAAATCCTGAACTAAATTCAAGCAAAGTAATCCGCGTTCCAAATACGCTTTTTCAATTTTAATATAATCTCCTACTTTGAAGTCTCGTGTAAATTGTTTACCACTCAACCCTTTATAGGCGTATGTTTCTTCTGGATTTTCTACTTGCTTCCGAATACCTTTAACGCTAAGTACATTCTTAAATAGAGAAATTTCGATGTCCTTTCTATCCCACCCAGGAAGAGCCATTTCAATTCTATAGCCATGCTCTCCTGTTTGTACGATGTTATATCTAGGATAACTTCCGTCTACTGTACTTGCAAAGAAATCTTGTTCTAAGCGGTCAAACCCTACAAAAAATTTAGGCAGGTCTGCCAATAATGATCTTGTAATCATTTTTCTTCTCCTCTAGCTCCCTTTCGGTAAGCCTCTTTGCCCCTTTCGGTGGCAGATTATCAAAATGCTACTTATTGGGTGATAAGGAAAGTAGCCACCCCCAGTTAACTACTTACGCAGCTAACGCAAACACTTCATCGTTTGCAGTTGTGTTGTTGCAGTAACGTTGCTTCCCCACGATTCTCCTGATAGCCTTTCTTAGCCTGTCGAACCTAGATCACCCCCCATAATCTTTGTGCTCAGTTGCACACTATCATTAGAATTTGGTTGGTGGAGGTGTCGGGATTTGCACCCGAGTCCACACTAATATTATACTACCTATCAACGAATTTAAAAAATTCAATTAGAAGGTACATCATCTACTTCAATAATTTGTTGTTCTATAAGGTACCCTATGGTTGCTACAATACCTGTTTTCCTGCCCAAGGCGTAGCTAGAAATTCCGCAGCCCAATACAACTAATATAAATAGTATTTCAAACATAGTGTCCTCTTTTTTCAATTTTCAGATATACTATTATACAACTATAGAGATAAAAAGTCAAGAAATTTTTTTAGAAGAATAGAAAATCCCCCTAACAGCGGGAGCTATTAAGGGGATTAAAAAGGAACTGAAGGTCAAGTGGCCCTTCTAATGCGTGTTCCAACACAGCCTTTGTTTCATTCCCACTTAATTATATTAAGGGGGGTAGGTATAGTGTGTTTGCTTCACTACTGAATTTTTTCTCGCAGATCTACGTTCCTAAGCAGAGTGGTGTATTCAGAAGACCAGAGATTATGCCACTTATCTCAAAGTACCTATCGCTTATCTTTAGCGTCCCCCCGATAGGAGTTAGACGTTTTTGACCCTATCATCTTCACCCTAGGAAAGAATGAGTACGAGGGTCGGAGGGATTACTATATAGCGTTGTTCCCACCACTATTATCCGCTATTTGCAAGTAGCCATATATAGATTTCAGACTGTACAATACGTCTCCATAAAGGTGATGTCGCCTCCGTCTGATGAGCCGAGCGATCCAGAGTTTATACTCAGATAACGCCTTGCTGAGTCCTTAACCTTCCCGTTTTTTCAAACGAAGCAGAAGAAAAAGCAACCGGTGTGCCACCACTTGATTCCTTCGCCCAACGTATGATTGGTTGGGGATGGGTAAGTAAGTCGGCAAGTGGCGAACATCTTCTAGCGTTCGGCCGAAGCCCATGTTAGCGGTATGGGGCCACTTGCCTAGCACCTGATTAATCAAGTGCTTAATAAAATATTGTCTAATACATTCTGTGCCTGGAGCTTTCTTTCAGCATCCTTGTAGAGTTCACTCTTCTTGGCTGCTCCAACTTTTTTTATTAACCAAGCGATGTCTGCAGGAGGTGAATCGTTCATCAGCATTATGTATGCGATGGCTCCTTCTTTACTACAGCCTTCTTGCAACATACCTGAGTATATCATAAGTATTTCGAATTGGTTTTTTGTCATCGTTGTTTCTCCCAGAAAGTTCATATATTATACGGAAAAATAAGCAAGATGTCAATAATTTTTTTAAGCCAGGGTTAAAATAATTTTTTAACGCCTAACTAAAATAATTTCTTGACAATACAGGTGAAATTTAGTATAATTATCCCATAATGAAAAAAAGACCGTGGACAGTAGAAGAAAAACAAATACTGAAAGATAACTATGGAGTTTTACCACTAAAGGACTTATTAGAACTACTTCCAAGTCGCACAGAAAATTCTATTTATAAACAAGTTTCATACCTACGACAAAGAGGATGGACGTTTGGACAAGCACAAATTTAACGAAAAATTTTTTAAAGGACAACCGAACTATGACAACGAAAAAGAGACGAAGGGCTTCCAAGAAAAGCCTGGGCAGAGAAGGCCACCCACATGGTGGGAACGGCTTACACGATGGAATGGGTCGCGCATTAAAACAGTTACAAGCTCACGAACAGGGCAAAAACACAAAGCTGTTCACAGAAAGCGGTAATTATCGAATTACTGACAAAGCTGGTAATATAGACCCTATGTACTTTATTAATTTGGCTAGAAAAGAGAAACGTAATAAGGAAAAAAATGCCAAAAGTATTAGTACGAAATAATAATATTGATGCCGCCATTCGTGTATTCAAACGAAAGGTTACTGATAGCGGAATATTAATGGACTACAAAGATAGGCAATATTTTGAGAAGAAGTCCGCTAGACTTAACCGCAATAAAAGAGCTGCCGTAGTTAGAGAACAAAGGAGACAAAGCAAGGATGGATAAACTTGACCAAAAGACTCGTGAACTTATGACTTGTACTTCCGAAGAATGTGGAGAATTAGTACAAGCCTGTATGAAGGTTGTGAGATATGGGCTAGAAAAACCTAAAGTTGATGCACTACTTGAAGAGGTAGGCGATGTACAATGTTTAATAGATTTAATGGTAGAACACGGTCTGTTGAATCTGAAAGATATCGAAAGACGTATAATTACTAAACGTGATAAATTAAAAAAATGGAGCAGTCTTTGTGACTAATTACGAGAAAGTTAGACAGTTTATGGTTACGTTCGGCCAAGAGGTTAAAGATAAGCCAAAATTGAGCAATCTTAGCACTTGTAGGCTGCGCTTAGCACTCATAGAAGAAGAAATAGGAGAGCTGCAAGACGCTCTAGTAAACGATGATCTAGTAGGCACAGCAGATGCATTAGCTGATATACTTTATGTTGTTTATGGAGCTGCTGCAGCTTTTGGTATCGGAATTGATGAAATATTCGATGAGGTACACGATAGTAATATGAGCAAACTAGATGAGGATGGAACCCCCATTTATAATAAAATTGGCAAAGTAATGAAAGGGCCAAACTATTTTAAGCCTAAGATAGCAACTTTGTTACTAAAGCAGAAAGGTTTGGTCTGGAAGTGAGAGAAGCCATACTCAAAAAGGAAATAAATAATGAGTCGGGGCTTAGAGGCCCCGATACAATCACACGTATCAAGCTTTTTGACGAGCAAGGCATTTTAATACACGAATTAAGGGAGAACTATTATGTTATGGCTAAAAAGACTGCGAGATTATGGGTTGCAGAAGGTCGGGTGTTTAACAAATCCGGCTAGGCGTGTCTATATTAGAGTTAATAGCACTCCATTAGGTAGGTATTACGGGGCTGTTCTTTATGAGAATGGCATTCACATTCACACTATTGGGATGGAAACTTATGACCAAGAACGAATCGACAGAATCAAAGAATCCTGGGAAGTTCACGGAACTTTCGTACGATGAGTGGTTAGGTCTCCACGAAGATGAACTCTATATTGAGTTTATGGAAACAGGGGCCTACTACGAGATGGATGAAGAGGATTGGTTAGAGAAGAAGTATGAGGAATATGAAAACAGTCAACTTAAAGATACAATTAGAAGTTACGGATAATGAAACCAAGGTTGACTGGATACAAAAAGCTATCCAGGATTGCCTAGTTGTTGAGGAAGGCGAGAAAATTAATATTTTTAGCGTAATTCCTGAGCCGCTTAGGTTCACAATGGAACTTCATCCCACTGAGCATGATGAGTCTGATGACATAGAAGATGTCAAAACTATAACAGCTTATGGGAACTTTGATTAATATGAAAATACCCGTAACACTAAATGGGCTTCAAGTCAATTATGTAGTAACCCAATCACTACGTAAGAGCATGGAGCTTTGTGACACTTTTGATAAGGACAACGAAGCCGCTAAAGAGATGAAACTCTGTTTACAAACTGTACTTAACCTTTATGAGCAGGTAACTGTGGATCAAATAAAGAAAAAAAGTAACTGGGGAGAATAGTGATGAAATGGTTAAAGAATCTAATCAGATTTGGAGGAACATCTGTGGAGCACTCTGAAAATACTACTACTATTGATGTGATGAGGGATGACATCAATCCTTCTGAAATTACTATTGAGAACGCGTACAAAACTAGGTGGGTTTGGTATCATATCATACTCGCACTAGAAATTTTAATGACAAACTTTTTATTACTGGCAATTTTAGTTATCCTAGCGGTGAGATTATGAGTCCGAAAGAAGTTATAATGATAGTAGCAATGACTGCCTTACTTACTTTAATGCTTACTTTAGAGCTGGTGAAGTTTTTTTGGGTTTATGTGCTATGAAGATCGTTACTTTATATATGATAGCATATAGCATTGCATTAGTAGCGGCTGTATACTGGTTTATGATATGAGATTGTTACTTATATCAGCAGTTTTCCTGGTTAGCTGTGAAGCACCAATTCTCTACTCCGATAAGCAAGAATTTGACTGGGTAGAGCCAGTAATTTTTCAACACGATCTAAGAGCGTGCAGAACTCAACACATATGCACGGCTGAGGAGTTATTTGATGGATGATATATTAGGAGAAATCGTTTTTTGGACAATGATAGGATTTGGACTTACTTTATTAACTAGCACCTGGGCAGACCTATTTTTCGTAATGCTAATGGTATCAGCTAAAGCATATATAAAGTAAATTTTAGTTACTGAAACCCTACTAAAACCCAGGGTACAATCCCCTGCTCAAAAATAAAACTTTACTTCTGCCATAATGCATGGTATAATAAATACTAAATTTGATTAGTTAATAAAGTCATTTGAATAACCGTCGTGAGCGAAATAGAACAAAAATATTTACGCGACACCGCTCTGGAGCCTAAAGTG